GGAGGGTTAGTTCTAAACTGTCTACCAACATCTGATCCATTAGTTAGCGGTGGTATTTGGCATAGTGGAGGTTTCTTAAGAATATCTTGCGTCACGTAAATCTTAGTTGAAAATTCCGATTTTGCTATTAAATTATAGTAATGTCAAAGCACGCTATATTTCATATCGAAGGAGGTATTGGTAAACACGTAGCCTCTACAGCTGTAGTAAAAGCGTATAAAAAGCAAAATCCAGATCGTAAGATTATTGTTGTTTGTGCGTGGCCAGAGGTGTTTCTCAATAATAAGGATATACACCGAGTTTTTAGATTGGGTAACGTACCTTATTTCTATCAAGATTATATACACGGTAAAGATGTGGAAGTATTCGCGCAAGAGCCTTATAAGCAGACAAGTCATATTACTAAAAAAACGCATCTCATCAAATCGTGGTGTGATATGATAGGTGTTAAGTATAACAGCGAGAAGCCATATATACACTTCAATTTGAGAGAGAAGGACTTAATTGACCCTCAACTCGCTTCATTACAGAAAAATAAACCATTATTACTGTTCCAACCGTTTGGTGGTCCGGGTAAAGAGCACCAACAACACCCATACTCGTGGGTGCGTGATATACCACCACCTGTAGCTCAAGAGATCGTGACTAAACTTAAAGAACAGTATATGATCTTACATGTTTGCTATGATTTTCATCCGAAGTTAGAAGGTGCTATTAGATTTGAAAAACAAGTCTCTAAAAAGGAACTTTTCAATCTTATTAATTTTTCTGATAAGAGACTCCTTATTGATTCATCGTTACAACATGCTGCGGCCGCACTTGATAAGCCATCAACTGTAGTATGGGTAGGGACTTCACCTAAAATCTTTGGTTATGATATGCATAAAAACGTACTACCGAAAACAGAGTTTCCGAAAGGTCATATAGATAGTTATCTTTATGATTATAACTTTACTGGTGCAGTGCATGAGTGTCCATATGATGAATTTAAAGAAATTCATACCGCAGATAGTATTATTAAGAATATTTAAATTCTAATAATTGATGACTGGGCTTGATATGTAGTAGCCCACCCTGCTTCGTTTGCTGTTACAATGGTAAAGTCACCTGAGGCTGAGAGCGACGAAGCAGGAAGAAACAGGTTAACAATATTATCGTTACCTGTTGAATAATAATAATCATCTAGCTTATACCCAGATATAGTAGGTGATTTAGCGGATGTAATTTCTTGATAATTTGTATGAAAGTTATCTACATTTGAAGAGAGGTAGTAACTGTTGCTTGTGTCAAACCGTTTTCCATAAAGGGTAAAGCTATTACTAAAGCCACTTAGTATAGTAGTTAAACCACGCGCAGCGTTAAAGGTCCCTGTAGTAGCATAGAAGATATTAGTGAACTCTGGGATTCCAGATATGGTGACTGTTTCTGTATATGACTTTGGAACTTTATCGTCGTACCCGGAAAGCGTTTCGTATCCTTGTTTCTCGTAAGTAAGAAATTCTAATTCTTTACCTTCTATATCATATATTTTATTTGCTAGATCAACAGTAATAAAGTTATTATCTATTTTATAGATAATATCCTGCGTATCTTTTTGCTCAGGAAATAACCAACCTTTAATTGTAAAAGAAGTATCAATAACTACCCTAAATTTATCTGAATATGTTACATCTGTAGGAGTACTATAATTTAAATCTCCAGACCATAATACTTCAGATCTTATTTCTTGCTCGTAGTCAGCGCCAAAATCAGCAGGTACCTTCCAAGATAATATGATATATGGGTTATTGTAAGGTACAAAGTTTGATATAATTTGATCAGCATCAGCCATATAACGTGTCATTATTGACATACTAACTGAAAGATCAACAGGTACCGGCATTAAGAACTTTGAAGCTTTATCCGGATGATCTGTTAGTTGGCCTGGTAAAAATGCAGGGGCTAGTTTATTAAAAACTCTAGATTCGTCTCTAGATACTCCGGTCAAGTTTACCGCTACAACTGGTAATGTAAGATTTTGCGCTTTATTAACTATATCATACATTATTCTTTGCTTTGGAGCAAAGACATATCTTACATCAATATTTTGTTTAGCATTACGATTTTTATCGAAACGCGAAATAACCGTATCATCAAACGCTGCTACAAACTGCGTGAGTAGATCCTTAATTTCAAAATGGTATGCCCTGTTACGCACTACATATATTTATTACGCGAATCGGTCTAGATAGTATTTAGGAAGCTTATGTCTGTTTTTTACTATACTTTCTACAATTGCAGCATCAAGAATGTATGTTATACAATGATCTTTATGAGATCGTATACCTCTACCACAAGCTTGAATTAATGAACATAGCATTTTATTTTGATACCAGTCGAAATCCTCTTTCATTAGATTCTCAATACGTTTATCTTTAGTGGGTAGATACGGTGCCTTGATAATAATTTGAAATCTAGCTAGATCATCCTTAAGGTCAACCCCATAAGACATAGATGGTGATATAAGAACGGTAGGGTCATCGGTTTCCATATGCTGCTCCAAAATAACTTCATTTCGTACACCCGGTTCACGTATTAAAAATCTACGATCAGTAAGATTTTCTGATAAGAAGTTAGTAATACTCTTATTTTGTGAATGTATAATACCCTTTTCGTTTTTATGAAACTCGCAAATTTGAGCTATCTGTTTACATACCTTAGGTAAGTTCTTTTGCATATTATAGTAATTCAACTTTACCTTCGTATTGCAATAAATCGGCGCATTCTTTGCATCGAACGTCGACTCAGCCTCAATATACTTATAGTTATCAATACCCAACGACTTACAAAAATTCTTAGGATCAATAATAGTTGCTGACATAAGAATTACCTTATCAGCATACTTAAACAAATAATTCGATAGTTTATCAACCTTAAGAGGCATAAAGGTAATAGCCCTACTGTCTCTCTCGAAAATATACTCACTATCATACCAAGTTTCCAATATAAGCGACAACTTACTATGTAAATTACCAAGAGCAACTAACTCGTTCTTTTTTTGAATAAGGTATTTAGTTTTAACCTTACTTGTACTTCCGATTGCATCCTTTAACCAATCGATACGCTCTTTTAGTGATAGAACTAAATGATTTATCCATTTTTCAACGTTAGTACTCTTAGTTAGAAACGGCTTAACCTCAACTTCGTTCTTGTAAAGAAACTCAAAGTTAATAGTACAGCTAAACTCTTTAACTAATTGATCTTCTAATTCCGATGCTTCATCACAAATCAAATATTCACGCTTTTTAAGGTGTTCAGGTAATGCAAAGAACATGTTATAGTTAAGAGTATTGAATCGCGAAGTTAGAGCTTTATTACGCTGCTCATAATACGAACAGCACTTCTTACTCCAGCACTCTTCACGGAGTTTCGGTAAATGTAAACATGGTGCCACTTCAACTGAGTAATCCTCATCTACTACGCAACTATAGTTTGACTTACCCTTTAATACCTCAACATCATTAAATAGCTCTTTGTATTGATCCTGTAAAGCTTTAGTAATAGTTAATGCAGTACATCCAAACGATCTTTCTTCATTGCACTCATCCTCGTATGCATAGTTACCTCCTTGTGTACGCTTATACGCTAGGTAGCTTGTGACTATATCACGATACTCCTTAGTACATTGACCAGCAACATTACCTACAGTCTTCGATACCATAGATTTACCTGACCCTGTAGGAGCATTACAGATGACAAACTTATAGCCATCAGTGAACGCTTGTTCAATATTCTTTAGAAGCTTTACTTGAGTTGGATTAGGATCGTATCCAGATGGAAAGCTATTAATTAGTCCAGTTAGCACACCTAATTATAACATAGTTCATTTATTAGGCAATATGTAAAGCAGGTTGTCGTAAAATTTTGATTTTGAACTGCAATCTAATAATTTTATAAACAAGGAGTATTGCTCGGGGATAAATGAACTTATACGATAGTTAAATATTAACTTATCTAACGAACCTTCAATTTTAAATGGGTAAGGTATTTCGTAGATTTTAATTTTACCGTCAATTTCTAGTGAAAGAGCAATATTATACTGTTTAATCTTAAATAGCTTAAGTTTACCCTTTTTAATGATCTTCTTATCAGTCTTAATTACTATATTTTGTAGCAAAAAAGGCTTCAAGCTTTGATTTACCCTTTCTAAATTTATATTCATGAGTTCATAAAAGCTAGTTTTTGGTTTGCTGACATAGGATATACGCTCTCGTTAAAATATGTCCAAAATGAATCATCAGCCGGGTACTGTGTTATTAAATTAGCTTGATTCATATTAATATTTCTATATCCTTGCATTAAAATATCCCATACAACAAGTAAGTTATCAGCTGCTTCATTTACCTTGTGCGGGCCTCTCGGCGGTTTGTAATTTAGAGTAATTCTACCGTTCGTAGAATTCAATAA